TTTACAGCCGGGGGCTGCGGTTGAATAGCTGACCGACCCAGTTGACCGAGGTGATCGCCATGGGCTGCCAGTCGCGGGATGTGATCGTCTGGGTGTACTCCAGGCGCTCACGCCCAACGGGCAGACTGATGGTACCGGTGCTGCGCGGGGCACGACCAACAAGGTTGCCGGGGGCGCCGACGATGCGGCCGTTGAAGGTGTACGGCTCTTGGTCCGTCACTGTAGACACGAGCCCGCCGCAGTCTTGCACTGCGAGCACAAGCTTGCTGATCGTGCAGCGTCCCGTGAGGATCGCCTGCCCACGACCGTCGCGCGGCGTCGGGTTGGTTGGAATCCATGTGGCAGTCTGCAGGGAGCCGGCACGCAGGCCGGGAGGAACTCCACCGGCCTCGGAAGTAAGGCCGACAGATTGCGCTAGCGTGATGTCGCCGTAGATAGCGACCTCATGCAGCGGAGCCACCGCGCCCCAGTTGCGCAAGTCCACGACGCCCCACTCGTGGTCGAGCCAGGAGGAGATGCCGGAGATACTGCCCAGGACTGTGCCGTTGCAGATGATCGTGGCAGTGTCGCCGCTCACGTGCAGCGCCACGCGGCTGTTGGCAGGCGCGGCCACGGAGTACGACGGATTCCAGTCTCCGCCAGTAAAGCTGTAGACGTAGGGCGACACATCGCACGTGCCATCACCGCCGTCAACAGTCAGGCGGATCATCTGGTTGCCGGTAGTGTCCATGACAGCAAGACGGAAAGCGGCGCCGATGGCGTTGTCGAACTTGATGTAGACAGTAGTGGCCGGCAGGCTCATGAAGCTCGTGCCGCCGCTGTTGACCAGCTCAAGGCGCGCGACATCGGAGGCCCAGGACAGGGCGTTGTCTTGGATCACACCGTCCAGGCCAGGGGCCGTGGGAACCCAGCGCCGCAGCTCAGCGCCGCCTGCCGGGTAGATGTCCATGTCCCGCGCGGTGGGGAGTGTTCCATTGGCGGCAGTGAACGTGTCCATTAGGACAGGCGTCGGGGCTGGCAGAGCCAGTGACCCGACATTGCCAAGGGGTACGCCGACGCTCGGCCGTTCTCCCGTGTTGTCGAACGCTGCCGCCCACCACTCGCCACTGTCCACGGAGAGCATGCTGCTCGTGGGCCAGTCGCGCTGGCTGTCCAGGTACGGCGTGTCGCTCAGGCTCGGGACCATGGACTGGAAGTCCGCCACAACCCCGTACTCGATGTCACCGCTGGAATTGACCCGCGGGCGCAAGTAGAAGATCAGGAAGCCGTCTGCAACATCGGAGCCGCTAATGCCGATGATCGGCCCCAGCGCGGTGCTGTACTCGAACCGATACCACGCGCCCTGCTGCCGCCCGTCCGGGCTGTCCAGGTACGAGAACAGGAACAGGTCGTTAGGTGCCTCATCCGTGCGGATGACCAGGGCGCTTGGGCGCGAGAGAGCCAGCATTTCTACGGCCTTGCCGCGGATGTAGGTGTCCAGGTGCGCGCTGATCGGGAAGGCCTGCGGGCTTTCCACGTTGCGGCCGGGCTCGATCTGGTAGGCAGCCGTTGACTTCGCGCCGTGCTTGGCATAGAAGATCAGGCCACCGGACTCTACTGGCGGGGTGTCTGCTGCGCCCAGGTGCGAGGACATGACGGGCATGTTCGCATTGGTGGCCGACAGCGGCACGCGGCCGGAGATGGCGTACTGCCGCTTCTCCCCGAACAGCACGAGGTCCCGGTCGTACAGCACGCCATGCCGCAGGGTGTCGTCCTCGTTGCCCAGGCTGGAGACCTCGAACGGGTCTTCAGCTGTGACGGTGAGCAGGCTCGTGCGGAACAGGTTGAAGTAGTCCCCGATGCGGGAGGCCCGCACCACGCCGCCAGCGCCGATGAGCAGCCGGTCCTGGAACATGCCCAGGTACGTGATCTTCTTGCCGACGAAGAACGGCAGCGGGCTGGTCTCGCCGTCGCCGGCCGTGCTCGGCACCCAGTAGGGCCGGCCAGCCCAGGCGCCGGTTGTGACCTCGCCAACGAGGTCGGAGCTGAGGCGGAACGAGCCGCCGTCCACAAAGCCCAGGGCGAGGCCGCTGGTGATGGAGTGCTCCGTGCCTGCGGACTCGACCCAACGCACGGCCGCCCAGCCGGTGCTGCCAGCCGTGATCGGCTCGGCCTTCAGGTAGAAGCCATCCTGCGAGTTGCTCGGGCGTACCTTGACGATCTTCCCGACCCAGTGCACGGTGCTCACCTGATCAATGCTGCTGACCTCGCTGTCCACGCCGCGCACCAGGGAGCCATCGCCGCCGTCCTTGGCGTCCAGCTCTTTGACGTTGCTGAAGACGACGGTGCTGTCCACACGCGAGGCGCCCAGGCCAGCGGCTACTGCCGCGTCCTTCAGGGCCTCAGCAATGCTGGCCGGCTGAATGGCCTCGGCAGCGGTGCCGATCCACGAGGTCACGGCACTGTTGTACTCGTTCGTCAGCTGCCCAACGACGCGGGCGTAGTTCGGGTTCGGGCTGGTCTTGGTGTGCGTGTACGTCAGGCTGATGTCGCTGGCGCCAGCATTGCTGCTGTGGAACTGCACGTACTGCGCGCCGGCAGCCCAGGAGAACTGCAGGCTGTTGGCAGGCGCGGCCGGATGCACGTTGGTCATGCTCGTGGCGCCCTTCTTGGCCGTCAGGCCGGTAGGGCTCCAGGCGTACCAAGTCAACTCGGCCGTGTACAGCGTGGGCTCAACGTAGGCGGACTCCGTGTCGCTCGTGGTGCCGCCTGCCGGGTCGGCCACAAACACCGGCACGGCGCTGGTGTCGAGCAGGCCCTGGTAGCTGCTCTGCGGGGTGGTGTAGGAGAACGTGACAACGGTGTTGTCCGTCTTGGTTGCGCGCACGGTGAACGTGCGGGCGTAGGCACCGCCGCGAATCCACAGCGCGCTCAGCGCTTGGTTGGCCGCGTCGCCCCACTTGTCCACGCTGGTAGCTCCAGGCGTGATCGTGTTGCCAGCGAAGACCACGTACTTGCCGATGGCCGTCACAGCGCTCACGCCGCCCGTGCTCCAGGCGGTGTCCCAACCCACATCCACGGGCAGGAACTCTGCAGTGCTGCGCTTGTAGACGATGACCGGGTATGCGTAGGTGGGCCCACCGGGCGGGCGGGCCTTGGTGCGGATCAGCAAGTCGTAGGACTCGCCGTTGTGCTCGTAGCTGAACGAGCGGTACGCCCGGAGGTCTGCCTCGAAGGTCGGCAGGTAGTCATCAATCGTGGCCTCAGCCAGGAAGGTGCTGCCGTGGCGACGGGTGAGCCCGTGGACCGGGTCCGGGATCAGGTTGACTTGCTCGGTGCACTGGCCGGGCAGCCGGTTGTTGGGTGCTTGCTCGGACACGCCGCGCAGCAGGGACTCAATCGAGCCAGAGACCTTCATGGGCCCTCCTTATCGAACTCGGTAGACGAGCCGGCGCAGCCGGGACAGGGTGTAGTTGCTGTCGAAGAAGTTGGCGCGCACCGAGCGGATGTGCTGGGCACGGGCCTCAGCCCGGGCCTCACGGGCTTCGCCTCGAAGTTCCTCGGTCTTGGCACGGTCGCCATCGTAGTTCTTCTGGAAGGCCTTGACAGCCTCGGCCGCGATGAACTGCGCGGCAAGCTCAGGCAGCTGCTCGAACGGGATCAGGCGCACCACTGACAAGTCGATGTCGGCGGTGAAGACCGTGTCCGCAGTGTCCAGGTCGTACAGCCTGTCGCCGCGCTGCACCACGTTGCGTGAGGGCGCGCGTACTTCAAGGATGTCCGAGCTGAGGTAGATGTGGGAGTCCTCGGGGCTGGGACGACCAACCATGGTCTCGGTGTTGTACCACCAGCCGCGGGCTTGAATCTCCCGGTTCTTGTCTTCCAGTGCCTTCTTGGCAGCCGCGAGGAAGGGGTGCGGCTGCAGCAGGGAGTTGAGCGGTGTCTCGCCCATCGTCCCCAGCATTTCGTTCACGACATCAAGGATTCGCATGGGCGCTCCACAAACGACAAAAGCGCCCAAGCAACGCACAGATGCGCGTCACTTGGGCAGGATGCAGGGTGGCCGTAGCCACCCGCTGGCCTTTACGGTTTCAGCAGAACTGCCGAGAACTCAGGCCGGTTCGGACCCACTGCGAAGCTCAGGTGAGCATCGACGAACCACATCTTGGACTTCTCGTCCCAGAACACGGCGGTCGTCAGCGGGATCGTCTCGCCGGCCAGGAGCGCGCGGGCGCTGAAGGCGGTGGCGATGACCTTGGTGAAGTCACCGTCGTAGGCGTTGCTGTTGTCCGAGTTGGACAGCAGGTGGCCGGAGATGACTTCCTGGGGCACGTTGTTCGAGCTGACCACGGGAACGCCGTAGGTCTTCAGGACCATGCCATGGACCGAGTTGCCCTCTGCGGACTTCCACTCGCTGTTGATCAGCATCTCGTTCTGCAGCAGCGTGTAGAACTCAGCCGGGCGCAGGGCCAGCATGACATCGTCCGTGCGCGGATCAACGTCTTTCTGCTCCATGCCGACGAAGGCTTCCGCGATCTTGGCGTACAGCTTGGCCGGGTCCAGGTGGTCCGAGGCACCGGCAAAGGTGACCTGCGTGCCGCCGAAGTGACCGGCGCCGGTGACGCCCGTGAACTTCGGGTTCGTCAGCTGGGCCGTCTTGATGGCCTGGATGAAGAAGGCTTGGTCTTGGAACTTGGCGATCTTCTTGCCGTGCTCCAGGCCGACTTCCTTGCGGGCGTCGTAGCTCGTCTGCCACGTTTCCAGCAGCGGGAAGATGTCGCGCGCCAGGATCAGCGTGTCGATGGTCAGCGTGTTCTTGCCGAACTTCTTGTTCGCGCCGTCCGGGGTCACGCCCGGCACGACCTTCTGCAGCGCGGCCTCACCAACCGCGAACGATTGGATGACCGAGGTGCCGCGGACTGCGCGGCGTGGCACGAAGCCATTCAGCACTGACTTGCGGGCGATGGTGCCCTCGACGATGCCGGTGTACTCCTCGATGTGCAGGGCATCGGTGTCGCCCGTGCCGCCTTCTTGACCCGGACGAACGATGCCGGTGGTGCTTTCAAGAGCCATTGCTCTCTCCTTGTTGGTTGATGGCAAAGAGCCCGGCTTGCCATCAACTGCGGCGGCGGGGCTTCTTGTTCATAGAGGGACCGGATTAGAGACCGCGCACGCGGCCGGCTTCGCGCCGGGCTTGCAGGATCACGTACTCGGGGTCGCCATCGATGCGGCCATTCTTGCGGACGTACAGCTCTTGCACGGCCTGGGTGTAGGCCTGCCGGGTCAGCGGGCCGCTGGCGTCTGCGCCGGGGACGGAGCCGACTTGGTTGGGCACGGCTGACTTGGGCGTGACCGTTGTGCCCGGAGCTGCCTCGTAGAGGTTCTTCAGGTACTGGGCCATGGCCTTGGCAGCGATGCCGCCAGCCGCCAGAGCAGCATTGACGGCTTCCTTCTCGGCGGGCTCAGCGTTGGCAGCAGCCCAGGTCTGGATCTTGGTCCAGGCCTCATCGCCGCCAACGGCGTCGGTCACGACCTTCTTCTGCTCAGCGGCCTTGGTCTCTGCAGCTTGCTTGACCTGCTCCCAGGCGCCCTTGGCGAGGGCGGTGTACCGCTCCCAGCCGCGGGCCTTGTCGCCCATGGCGCCGAGGGTGGCCTCCAGCAGAGCAAAGTTGCCCTCCTCGGCAGCCACGAT